GAATAATCTGAGTGAAATAAGCAAATGGATTTTGGGACTTCTCAGGATTGAAATTGTGAATATACTGAACACAGTTTTCAATACCATCACAAATCATATCATCCTTGAACATGTAGTTGACAAAATTTGGCTTGAATGATAAATGATTTGCAATCTTCAAGAAACATTCGCCAATATACCTTGGAATTTGTGGCTTGGAATTACCTTTAATCTTGGCAATCTCCACATCCTCACGATACTTAATGAGTGCCGCAAGAAACTCTTTGTTATTAACGTAATGCTCTGACCTTTTTCTTTTGGTCATAACTGCTGTTGATATCATTAGTTTATCTCATAATATGTATGAATTATACCATTTAAAGAAATAGTTGACAAGTATCCGAATACTCTGTAGAATACCTTTGTTGGGTTTGAAGATCAGGCTCTAGCTTTTCTTAAAGAGTTTCTCTAAGATCTCTTTAGCATCATTAACGTTGGCAAGATATCCCATTTTTCTGGATATCTTAGTTTGATTATTTTTTGTACTAAACGTTTCTCTACAAAATCTTTGGTACATTCCTATCATATCAATATCCGAAGATTCAGTCATTGTAAGAATATCATCAATATTGATAATGAACATATCCTCTGTGGTTGTTTTTAGCCAAGGTTCTATCTTATATCCAACTACACCGTTTCTACCTTTTATTTCAGAAACAATTATTGGATTACTTACTAGGAGTAAAGTTCTATCCTCTTCTTCGGTTGGTGCTACCTTTGCGAAGATCTCTTCTCCAGTTTTTAATTTAAGTGTTGCATAAAAATCATCTTCTATCATTTGTTCTTAAGTTGAATGGTGATTATTTCATAATTAAATTTTTCTTCATTGTATATTTTAATTCTTTCTATTAGATGATTTAGAGTATAGTTTTTTCTTGAGTTAAAAGTACAATCATCAGAGATGTCGTAGAGGACTGCTTTAGTTTTATTTTTTCCTTTTCTAAGTACTCTTCCAATTGATTGAAGATTTCTAATTCTTGATTTACTGGGTGAAGCAAAGATAACATTATGGAGGTTCTTAATATTAATACCAGTAGAAAAAGTTCCATAAGAGGCAACGATAATTGCGTTGTTTTCTCTTTCCGTGATTTCTCTGACTAATTCTCTTTCCTCAGCATCAACACCACCATGAACAAAAAATACTTTACGATCACTCCCCTTGTTATTATTTATCTTGTCGTATAGTATTGCTCCGTGTGCTTCTACTCTACTGAATAGCACAAGAGTATTTCCTTTTAAGTCAAGAGATAAATTTGTAATAAACTTATTTCTTTGTTCGTGAGAGATTAAATACTGTATCTCATCCTCATAAGTTTCAAACTTTTGTGGTGGGTGCTTGAGAACAAGACATTGAATATCAAGTTGAGAAAGGTGTCCCTGTTCCATTAACTCAGCAGTTTGAGTTACTTTATACGAAGGACCGAAAACACCTTCCAACACCCACTTGTGAGTTTGAGTTCCGTCTAATGTTCCAGTAAATCCAAAACGATATTTTGCATGATGCAGTTTTGACATTATTGAAATTAAAGATTTGCTCTTGAATAAATGTGCTTCATCACCTATAATGCAACCATAATCCTCAAAGAAAGAACGCTCTAGTTTGTATACAGATTGCCAGGTTGTAATTGTTACAGGGGCATCATTACTTTTCTCTCTACCAGAATAGATACGGTGACAATATGAATCAGCATCCCAACCATAATCAAGGAAATCCTTGTACATCTGTTCTACAAGAGATGTCGTTGGAACAACTAAGAGAATTTTTTCGCCTTTATCCACATAATATCTTACGATCGAATAAATCATCAACGATTTGCCGCTGGCAGTGGGGCTTATCAATAGCTTTCGATTATGTCGTAGAGCATCATATACTCCCTCAATTTGATATTGCCGAGGGGAATGTGAACAAATAGAATGCATGTAATCTTTTACACCTTCGAAAGATATCTCTTCATTGACTTCGAAGGGTAATCCATAAAATTTATTTGTTTCGAATCTATATCTATATCCGTATTGCTTACAGAAAGATACAATTTTATCCAGCAATCCAACATAGATCTGCTTAGATCTCATGTCGAATAAATGTATCTCTCCGTTCCAATTTCTACCTCTATATTGAGGCATAAACTTTGCGTTTGGTACTTCAAACTTGAAGTGATCCCTTAGTTCATACTCAATATGAGGTTGTGTTTCAATCTTTAAAAAAACTTCATTCGATTTAGAAATTACTAAATCCGCATTATCAACCATAACCTGCCTGGAATTTAATTACCTCGATTGCATTCTTTATTTGATAAGTTCTATTTTGAATCATCTTGAGAATGCTCTCAATATAATTTAGCATAGTTTCATAGTAGTCAATTTTTAGGCAAATTTGAGATAGTCTCTCATCAGCATCTAAGTATTTTTGAAGAGTTTCTTTGTCACGAATTTTTTTAGGGAATGGATTCTCCACATAAACATCAGGATCTGCTTTTCCAGTATAATACTCATAACGATTGTGTCTGATATTTTTTCTCTGTTGCTCTGCTTTTTTCTTTAGCAGAATGATGTTATTATACATGTCAAAATATTTTGAATGTAGAATGGGAATATTTAAAGATTCTGTATGTAAATTATCTGGATCAATTTTAGAATCTTCTTCCCACATTTTTTGGATTGTATCCAAATCAAAAGTCATAAAGGATTACCAGCATTATCTACTATATTGTAAATAGTATACTTGAAAGTTACCTCTGCAGTCAAATAATCAATGTCACTGTCTGTAGCATCGAATTGAAGATCTGTCAAAGAGTATGGAAAAACATCTAAAAACTTAACTTTGAAATTTGAATTATTAGAACTGGTGAGAACTGAAAGAGTAGCATCTGAGTACAAATTCAGTTGAGATTTGTACTGATTATCCATGTTTTTATTTTCTCTTTGCCAATCATATATTTCCTGCAAACTTTCTGGATATCCAATACCACGAATCCAGTTTTGAATTTCCATGTAGTTTTCTAAGTTCTCATCTACAAGGAATCTGATTGTCAAATCATTAAATTGAACTTTGTCTCCTGGGATATCAATATCTTTCAAATAAGTTGGTTGAATTGCTACTCCCAAAGTCATCCCTGGAATATTTGCAGTGTTCCCAAAGAATGCAACTTTAGGTGCTCTATTTAATGTAAACTTGAAACCTACAGGCGATAGAAAATTTCTATTCTGTATCTGGTTTACATATGCGTTAGATAATGACATTTTTTGAATTATTTAGATAAAAAAAGGGTGCCTTTCGGCACCCTGAAAACCTTTGTGAAAAGGATCACATGAGGTTCTTGATAGCAACTCTTCTGTAGTAGCGGTTGCTGTTGACGCGCAGGCGTCCCAGACCCTGATCGGTTCCTTCTGCGAATGGGTTGGCAACAATACCGTAACGGGTCTTGAAGCCAATCTTTGGTTGGAAGGTGTCCTCTCCAACGGCACGTACCATCTGCAGAGGTACATATGGGCAATAGAAGAGTCCTGCATCGTAAGGTGAAGAACCCTTATAACCAACAACGTAGTATTGGTTGGTGCCTTGTGCCAGTCCGCTGTTATCAGCAGCCAGGTTTGCCGAATATGGATCGATGTATACTCTGTACTTACCGTTGATAGTACCAGCAAAGGTGTTGCCAGTGTCATCAACATTCAGGTTTGCATTCAGAGCAGGGGTGTAATCGAGAACACCAGCCATGGTGAGTGCTGAAGCAACGTCAGCAGAACACATGATGATGTTACCCTTACCGCGACGAGTTCTCTGAGCGATTCTGTTAGCATCTCTTTCGATCTGGAACAGAAGACCCTTGAACTTCTCAACGCTCCAACGTCCGTTAGAGTCGATGTCGAGGTCGAATACACCAGCGGTTGAGGTGTTTTCTACAGCACCTTGCTCAGCGATCTTGTAGATGGTGCGGATAACTTCACGGTTGATCTCAGCAAGAATTTCGCTAGACAGAATGTTAGCGAGTTCTGCTTCAGCGTTCAGTCCGTGAATTGCCTTCAGATCCTGAGCGAGTTCGAGCGAATACTCAGCCTTCAGTGCTCTGGACTTAGCGGTAACGGTGACTTTCTCGATCGAGAATGCCATCTGGTTGAACTGATCACCAGCTGCAGAACCGAGATTCTCGGCGTCGCCAGTAACCATACCTTGACCGACATCATATGCGGTTGAGGTAGCGGTTCCAACTGGGTTCAGAATTGCAGGGTTAGTGCCAGACTGTGCAGTTGTACCTAAACCAGCAGCAACATCAGAGAAACCAGCAGTGAGGTTGAATCCGTCATCTTGTCCCGAGAATGCAGTATCTGCCTCGTTGAAGAATGCCTCAGTGCCGCTCTGATTTGCATAGCGGGAACGCATTGCGAAGATGAGTCCAGTAGGACCACTCATTGGTTGAACGCCAGCCAGATCATATGCGACCAGGTTAGGCATTGAACGTCTGATCAGCGAGATCAGAACGGGATCGAAACCTGCGGTAGGACCACCAGCGGCGGAACCACCACCGAAACCACCAGAAGCACCAGCAGCGTTAGCAGCATTGGTTGGGGTTTCCATCAGGTTGAAGCTGCTACCAAATGCAGCTTCTTCTCTTAAAAACTTTTCTTGGTTTTCCAGCAGGACAGCGGTTACAGCCTTTCTGTGCGAATCTTTGATTGCATCAAGACCCTCATAGTTCAGAAGAGGTGCCCACTTTTCCTGCAGATGCTCGGAATGGAACATTTGCGTTTACCTTTGTGAATGTTTGCGTTTGACTAATATTAAATTCAGTTTTTGGCGACTGCTGAAAGAGTTCTCAGGTAAGCAGCCATTACTCCAGAGTGTTGCTCTGGTGCAGATTCTACTCCCTCAGACAGGGTTTCAGTTTGTGCCTTTGGAGCTTTCTTTGCCGAGAAGTATGACTCCTTCAGCATCTCCAGCTTCTCACGATATTCTTCTTCACTTTCAAACTCAACACTTTCGGCAAGTGAAGCGAGCTTTTCTTTCTGAGTGGAAGCGAGTCCTTCAGAAACTTCATCTAAGATTCCGTCTGCAACCGACTCTGCGAGTCTTTGGTTAAGATGGATGTTCTTCTCAATCTGCTCGTTGAGTTTTGTCTCCATGTCATCAAGTTTTTCTACCATGCTCTCAAGAACATCATATTTATCTTCAGGAATTGATACATAATGTGCTTCAAAAAGTTCCTTCATGCCTGAGAGGAAACTCTCAGTCATTTCGGTTTTCAGTCCTTGCTCGATTGCAAGTTCATTTTCGGTGAACCATTCATCGGCAACATACTCAAGATAAGAATCTACTCTTTCTGCGAGTGCTTCTTTGATTGTCTCGACTTCCTCTACGAGTTTTTCCTCGTATTGTGCTTCGAGTGCCTCTTTGATTTCTCCAACTTTAGCAGTCAGAGCAGCTTCAAAGATAGTTTTTGCTTTTTCTCTAAACTCTTCGGAGAGTTCTTCGCCACCAAGAAGAGCATTAACATCTTCTTCGATGTCATACTCTTCAGTCTCTTCTACCACTTCTTCAGTCTCTTCAACTTCAGCTTCAGCAAGAACTTCTTCATCTTTCAGTTCTTCTTCTTCCTTGACTGCCTTCATAGCATCAGCACCTTTAGCACCCTTGTTTACAACGTCTCTCACTTGCTTGAGGGTTGCGCCAGGTGTCTTCAGTTTTGCTGAATCATCATCAGATCTATAATTTTCTGGGGTAGGTCCTCCCAGATCTTCTACGGAACCGAGTTGGGTTCCGGGATCCGACAACTTAGGCATCGCTTCCGCTGCTTTTGCGCCTGCATTAACAGCGGTTTTGGATTGCTTAGTGCCTACTTCCATTTCTTGTAAATCTCCACGAGACATTTGAACTCTCCGTTTAACCTTAGTTTTAAACTATATTTATTTATAAATTAAAGATTTGCGAGAAAATCATTGAATAAGTTTAACTTATTCTCTTCTAATCTCTTTTGATCTACAAGAGTGTTAATAGTCTTGTAGGTTTTTTGTGCGTACTTTTCTCTAAGAATGCCACCATCCCATACCCATTCTTTACCTTCCATAATTCCCGAAACGAACGCATCTGGAGCAGAAGGATCAGCAACGATATCAGCAGCAGTAGCAAGCATGAAATCTTCGCCAACTACATTGTATCCCTCTCTTGTTTGTCTGAGGGATCCAATTCCACGAGAAGAAACACCGAGTTTTACACCTTCATCAATGAGAGAAGATGCAATCTTACCCATTGGTGTATTTAAGATCTTTGCCTTACCAATGAAGTTAGAACCACTTTCTTTCAGAGAAACAATCTTGTGAGAGACTCTATCCAGATTTACGGTAGGACCATCTGGGTGTCCAAGTTCTCCAAGTGCTCTACCAGCAGCAACGTGATTTTCATTGTATCTTGTGACTTCGCGGCGAAGGGTTTCCATAGGATACATTCTGCCATTTCTATTGCAGATGTTTCCTTGGAGGAAAATACCTTCAATATACAATGATTTTTTACCGTTGTTGCTTTCAACGATAAATTCTACTTGTTCGATTTCTTCTCTGATGAGTTTCATGGCTTTAGTTAGTGAATCCTACTTTTGCTGCTTTGATTGCTGAAGATGTCCAAATAACATCAGTTGGAAGTTTTTCTAAAAACTCAACCGAGTTTGCTGGCATACTAAAATAATTAGTGGTTGCCGCACCAACAATTGTTGAAACTCCAACAGTAATAATACCTCCGGTATCATTATGAAGTCTTACACAAGTTGCATTACTGATGCTTGTAGCAGCACCAGCAGTTGCACCAGTAGCAACTTCAGTTTCAATTATCTTAGTTCTTTGCATTTTTATGATGAAGTCTTATACTTTTTATTTATGATTCTTCGTATTCTTCAGTATCTTCT